TTTAATGTAATAGATGGAACTAATCACGCAGGATATACTTTAACTTTTAAAGTTACAAGTGCTTCAGGTTTCTTATTATGTGAAGGTAATAATTACATCTGCCACTCAGATGGATCTAACATGATTAAAGATCATGAAACTAGAAATTGGAGAACTATAACTGCAGCAGAAACAATTCAAGCAGGCGCTCAACTTTTTGTAGACACAAATGGTGGAGCAGTTACAGTTACACTTCCAGCCTCACCATCTAATGGTGATACAGTAAATTTTGTAGACTCAAGATATACATTTGATTCTAACGCATTGACTGTTGGAAGAAACAGTTCTAAAATAGCAAACACAAGTGCCGACTTAGTAGTTAATACTGAGGGTGCAGCGTTTGGATTAGTTTATTCTGGTTCAAATGTAGGATGGACATACACGGAGAAATAATATTATGGCAAATTACGAAGCAACTAAATATAATTTTAATGGATCAGATCTTACTGGTATAGAGGGAATTCCTACGGCAACTATTGTTCCATGGTCTTCTGCATCAGTGCCAACTGGTTTTTTAGAATGTGATGGTTCAAACGTTTCAAGAACTACTTATTCTGCATTATTTGCAATCGTAGGTACAACTTATGGATCTGGAGATGGCTCCTCTACTTTTGGTCTTCCAAACCTAGCTGACAACGTACCAGTTGGAAAATCTAATAACAAATCTTTGGCATCAACAGGTGGAGCAAATACAGTTAACATAGGGTTTACTCCCGCTGGTAACATTTCAGGATCAACAGCGAATGCATCGTTATCAACAGCACAACTTGCTTCTCACAGTCACCCAATTACTACTACATCACCTAACCCAAATAGTGTCACTAACATTCAAAAAGGTTTTAATTCAAATGCCGGTACAGCTGGTACAGGTAGTGCTGGTTCTGGTTCTGGACACTCTCACAACATGAGTGCAAATTTTTCAGGTAGTGCTGGAAGCGGTAACGGTTCAGTATTACAACCTTATTTAACACTTATTTATATTATTAAAACATAGGAAAAATTATGGCAACAAACGCAAACTGGACAATTATATTTGAAGATAAAAAGATTATTAAACAATCTGGAGATGCTGCTGGAACTTCATATAATATTGAAGACAATGATTTTTGGAATGATTCTAAATTTTCAAATATTTGGGCTATTCAACATGGTACTTCTAATACTTCTGATGAAGTAGAACACAGAGATGAAACTCCTCATTGTAGCTATGAAGACGCAAACTTAGGAGACATAAGTCAATTTAGTGATAGATGGGATGCTGCTCATTTAGCTCAATTACAAGCTGATTGGGATCTTGATAACTTATGGAAGACTGAAGCTGATGGTAGTAAAACTCTTGATGAAACTCCAGAAGAAAAAATAGTCAGATTAGGTGCTAGACCTACGTCCTATTCTTCATAATCAGTTATAAATAAACTAGCAGTATATCTTTTTAGATTAGGAATATTACTTGCATGATTAGAGTGAACCCAATTTGAAGGAAATAAAATTGCTCTATTTGGTTTAAAACCTACATGCATATCTAATCTATAGTTTTTTAAAGATCCATCATAAAATACAGTTCCATTAGTAACTGCTATAGGTCCATATAACATTATCAAAATATTTATTTTAAAAGGATCGGTATGTGGTTTAAAGTGATCTAAATTTCTTAAATCAATTCCACTATCATTATCTAATTTTTTTATTTTTATTTTAAATTTATTTTCTGCTTGTTTAACAAAAGTTTTTTTTAATTTAAGATCATTGTTTAATATAAATCTATCACCATAATAATTTTCTTTTGTTTTTTCTTTATCCATCCATCTAGGAGTGTAATATATATTAGTAACTATATGGTTTTGAATTTTTTTTAAAACGTTTTTACTAAAAAAATCATCTAGTATTTTTATCATTATCTTAAATTCATCCAAGAAGTTAAGATATATTTTTTACCAGAAAGAGGGGGATTACCTCTATGTAAATATGGAAAAGCAGAAGGCCATATAACTATTCTACCTTTTTTTGGTTGTACTCTTTTAGAAAAATGTAAAAATTCTGTTTCACCACCTTCATCAATATCATTTAAATAAATAGAAAATACAAAAGCTCTGCGTTCATTATCATAACCTTTACCATGTTCTATGTGCCAAACATGATAACCCTCTGTAGGTAAAGTTTTTTGTATTTTTAAATCAGTAAAATAAAAAGGACCTTGGTCATAAGCATCACTAGCGCCTGTGTTTTTAACATAGTGATTCCAAGCTAAATCAAAATTTACCATCATAGATTTTAAAGATTCCCACCACACCCTTAAATTATTAGCCGATGCAAAAAACTGTTGATCTTGTTTCCTTAATATAGAAGCATTTTCTCCACCTATTCTATTAATAGTGTTATTAAATTCATTTTGCTCTTCATATAATTGAATAGCTTTATTACATTCTTCTTCGGTTATGTAGTTATCGTACACACCTATAAAATTTGTTATATTAACTGTTTTATCTTTCATTTACTTTTCCTTTACTTTATAAACATTTGTATTGATATTCTTGGTATAATTGGACTTAACACAGGATTAACCTTATGTTCAAGTGGAGATTTTATTATTACTAAAGAATTACCTACTATAGGTATATAACCATGACCATTTCCTGAGTTAAACATTAATTCTCCACCAAACTGAGTATTCCATTTGTTGTTAATATAATATGTTGCTCCGTATGTCCAACCACCATCATTATGCCAATTAATACCTGCTCCTTTTTCCATGTAATGAATATTACTAGTAATGCTTTTAAAATCTTTTAATTGATAAAATTTATTATGATGGGTTAGAGTTTTTAATTTTTCAAATGGTGGGTAATTTTGTACACCTACTCTTTTTGGAGGAACTATATTATTTATTAATTCTTCTGCCCATATACCTTTAGATGTATGTAAATTAATAGTTCTACGTTCTTTAAATATAGAATTATGAATTCCTTTATAAGTAGAATAATCTAAAAAATTTTGAATATAGTAAAGTTTATCTGGTATTGAATATATTAATTGCATGATTGTAAAAAACAATTGATTGAATATCTAGTGCCTTTTGTTACAGGTTCAGTTCCATGAATCCATATAGGTTCAGCTGGAAACAACATAGCATCTCCAGTTTTAAAAGATTCTTTTATTTGTCCATCAAAAAATCTAAATTCTCCACCTTCATAGTTTTCATTTAAATTTAAAGTACAAGAAGATCTATGTGTATTGTAGACGTCAGTATGATCTTTAATAAATTGTCCTTTTTCGTATTTTAAAATTCTAATATTATTAGAACATTTTATTGTAAGACTGTTAAAGTCAGGACATATTTTTTTAGATTTAATATAAAGCACATAGTTAGTAATCATTATATTAATATAATTTTTAGCTATTCCTAAAGCATACAATATATCTTCGTTTGGGTTATCTATTCTAGATAAATTTAAACAACTAAAATTATCTGCTTCAATAATTTTAGTTTTATATTTATAACTTTTTTCTGAATCAGTTAAGTCTGGATATTTTTCAAATATTTCTATTACTTTTTTACAAATATTTTTAGGAACTAATCCATTGATTCTATATCTTAAATCTGATATTTTGTGGTTATAGTTCATTAAATTGTATCTTTCATTTTCTTTATTTTTAATATATAACATAATTATAAATTTATAAAAGTCTTATTTTTACAATGTCTTCATTTGATATTACCGAATTAATCTTACATAAACCTAATTTTTTGTCTAAAGAACAATGTGATTTTTTAATAGAGTTTTATGAAAAAAATAAAAAACAAAAAACTAGAGAAAGTTGTGCTCACGCAGAAACTTTAATTGATACAGAATCTACTTTTGATGTAATAGATATTCCTTTTAAAACAGAAGCAAATCAATTGGTTTCTTCATCTATAGAAAAAATGATAAATTTATGGCAAGATTACACAGATCAATTTAAAATGTTTCATAAGGGAAAGAGAGCAACTATGTTGTATTCTCATAAATTAAGATTAATGAAATATAAAAAAAATGCTAAGATACATCCTCATACTGATCATAACACACATATTTATGGATCTTGTACTTTTAATTTAAACGAAGAATATGAAGGGGGAGAATTTGTATTTTTTAGGGGAAAGAAAAAAATAAAATTAAAAAGAGGAGATGCTTTAATATTTCCTTCAGATTATTTTTGGGTTCATGAAGTTAAACCAATAACAAAAGGTGTAAGATATAGCACAAATTGTTTTTTACAAGATTTACCAACTTCTTTAATTGACCATATGAAAAGTTTAGAACTAGCTCTAAAAAATAATTATAGATTTAATCCTAAAGATGGCATAAAATATAATATAAAAATCTAAAACGAATCTTTCATTCTTTATATATTTAATATATAAGATAAATCAGTTATTTTAAAGGTTTTTTATGTTACAAAAATTAGGATTTTTACCAGGTTTCAATAAACAAGTTACACCAACAGGTGCTGAATCACAATGGACCGGCGGTGAAAATGTACGTTTTAGATACGGCACGCCAGAGAAAATAGGTGGTTGGTCTCAATTAGGAGACAGTAAATTGACAGGTGCAGCAAGAGGTTTGCATCAAATGGTTAATAAAACAGGTATTAAATTTTCTGTTATAGGAACTAACAGAATTTTATATGTATATTCTGGAGGAGTGTACTATGATATACATCCTTTAACTAATCCATCGGGAACAGCTATTACTAGTGCATTTAGCACAACTAATGGATCACCTATAGTAACACTTACATTTTCTGGTGCACATAATTTTCAAACAGGAGATATCATTTTGTTTGGAGATGCTACCACATTTAGTGCTATTACAAATTCTAATTTTGGTTCGGCAGATTTTGCTGATAAAAAATTTATGGTAAGTAGCGTACCATCAACCACTACTCTTACAATTACAATGCCATCAAATGAAACTGGATCGGGTGCAACTACCTCGGGTGGTATAACTTATTTTCAATATTATCACGTAGGACCCGCCGATCAAATTGGAGTTTTTGGTTATGGTATATCTCAATGGGGTGGAACTGTTTCAGCCCCACAAACTACAACATTAAACGGATCACTAAGTGCTAATGCATTTGGTACAGGTGGATCCGGAACAGATATTACGTTAACTAGTACAACAGGTTTTCCAACTACTGGTACAAATTTTATTCGAGTTGGAACAGAAGACATTTCTTACACGGGTGTAGCAGGAAATAATTTAACTGGTATTACTAGAAATGTTAACGGAACTACAAACGCTTCTCATTCTAGTGGAGATACAGTTACAAACATTAGTAGTTTTTCAGGATGGGGTCAAGCAGCTGCTACTACTGATTCTGTTGCAGAACCGGGACTATGGGCGTTAGATAATTTAGGAAGTACACTTATTGCTTTAATTTTTAATGGTGAATGTTTTCAATGGGATTCTGATTTAAACAATGCTGTAACAACACGAGCTACAATTATATCAGGTGCGCCAACAGCTTCACGTGATATGATAGTATCTACTCCCGATCGTCACTTAGTGTTTTTTGGAACAGAAACAACTATTGGTGATAAATCAACTCAAGATGATATGTTTATAAGATTTTCTTCTCAAGAAGATATTACAGATTACACACCTACAGCTGAGAATAGTGCTGGTACACAAAGACTGGCCGCCGGATCACGGATCATGGGAGCTGAACTTGGTAGAAATGCAATTTATGTTTGGAGTGACACTGCTTTATTTACTATGCGTTTTGTTGGAACTCCTTTTACATTTGCTTTTGAACAAGCTGGTACTAACTGTGGATTGATAGGAATGAATGCAGCTGTTGAAGTTGATGGCGCTGCATATTGGATGTCCGACAATGGATTTTTTAGGTACACAGGTAAACTAGAATCAATGGATTGTTTGGTAGAAGATTATGTTTATGACAATCTTAACACTACATCTAATCAATTTGTATACGCTGGAATTAATAATTTGTTTGGTGAAGTTACTTGGTTCTATCCAGAAGCCGACTCTAATGTAAACACTCAATCAGTTACATATAGTTATCTAGATTCTACCGCTAAAAGACCTATATGGTTTGTTAATGCAAGTCCTTTATTTATTAGAACTACATGGCAAGATTCTGCTGTATTTGGTTTACCTCATGCAACACAATATGATGCAGGCACAGATACTTCTTTTGACGTAACAGGAAACACAGAAGGAGTTTCATATTACTACGAACATGAAACAGGTGTCAATCAAGTAAGATCAGGAGTTACTACAGCTATACCGGCTAACATTACTTCTGGAGATTATGATATTACACAAAAAGTTGTAAGAGGAGCAGCAACTAATTTAGGTGACCTTAGAGGTGATGGTGAAAATATTATGAGAGTCAGTAGAATTATACCAGATTTTATAGCACAACAAGGAAACGCTATTGTACAATTAGATTTAAGAAATTATCCAAACGATGCAGCTGCAAGCTCATCGTTGGGTCCGTTTACAGTATCTTCTACAACAGATAAAGTAGACACACGTGCTAGAGGTAGAGCTATAGCTCTTACAATATCTAATACGGCAGTAGATACCAGTTGGAAACTAGGAACCTTTAGGTTAGATATACAAACTGGAGGAAGACGATAATGTCAATTACAAGATTACAACAAGCTAGACAGATGTATGCAATGGGCCAAAGAGTTAGGTTTAGAGGTGGTGGAATGGATATGGGTAATGAATCCAACCAAGCACAAAGTGCTTCTATGGGAAATAGTACTTCTAGTAATTCTTCTAATGATAATAGTAATGATAATAGTAATGACGGACCTAGAGGTCCTCAGGAACTAGGTACTTCAACTAGAACAGTTGATAGAATCACAGCGCCAGAAGCTTATGAAATGATTGGTGGTAAAAAATTTGATGTAACACCAGACACAAGGGATGACAGAAAAAGAGCAAGGGTTAAACAATCAATACTAGACGCACCTATTCCAAATATAACAGATAAAGGTATAAGTTTTTTTAAAGACGGAAATTTATTAACTAATTCTTTTATGCCTGGTAATAATCCTTTGAGTAAACCAAAATTTAACATGGGAAATTTATTACTTAATGTAGGTATGTTTGCAATTAATCCTGCTTTGTATGGAAAATACAGACAAGCAAAATCTTTATACACAGGAGCAAAATACGCAACAAATCTTCTTTCGGATATTACAGGAAAAAATGTCAGTAAACCATTCGATGTTGTAGAAGATTTAACTAAAAACATAAGTCTTAAAGATAAAAATGTTATAGAGTTTTTTAAAGATTCTTTAACAAGTAATTTAACTTCTAAACCTAAACGTAAACCTGTTATTAATACAAATACAAGCAATGATGGAGATGGAATAAATTCACTAGAAAATGCAAATGCATTGCAAGATGAATACACAATGTTATTGCAAAAATTACAAACAGGAAATATTACTGATACAGAACGAACAAGATATACTATGTTAAAAAATATGTTAGGAATATAATGGCTAAGATAGTACAATCATTAACTAGAGCAAGTTCAGAATATGAGGAAGATGTGGCACAGTCTTTAGTTAGAGATTTAGATGCAGTTCTTGAGAAACTTAACACAACATTTCAGGAAGAATTAAAACAGGAGATAGAAGCTAGAAGCTTCTTTTTAGATTAATGGCAGTAGTAAACCAGTATAAATTTGTAGGTATAGATAACAGTACAAGTGGTGCCGCTCTGACACCTTTGGGTGCTAGTATTCCTGCAGTCAATGAAACTATTGTTATTAAATCTATACTTGTTACAGCAGCTGGC